CTTTTTTTTGCCGATCGCCGGCATTACCAACGATGACGAATTTTTCGGAAGGGGTCGATGTGGTCACTCCATCGCTGTTCCATGAGACGCTGAACGAAGCCGTCAAGGATTGCGTCAACGCGGCGGGCGGCGCGAAAGCCGTGGCCTGCAAGCTGTGGCCGGAGAAGGCCCCCGACGCCGCTCACCGCCTGCTGCTGAGCTGCCTCAACGAAGACCGGCCAGAGCACCTGACGCCCGAGCAATTGGTGATGGTGCTGCGCCTGGCGCGTGCCAAGAGCTGCCACATCGGCGTGGCATACATCCTGCGAGATCTGGGCTACGCCGACCCGCAGCCGATCGAACCCCGCGACGAGGCTGCCGAGCTGCAGCGGGCCTTCATGGCCAGCGTGGAAGCGCAGCGGCTGATCCTGGCCCGAATGGAGCGGCTGTCGCCGGCGCTCACGCCGAGCGTCCTGAGGGCCGCATGAGCACGATCAGAGACCAGGTGGTTGAGCTGGCCGACGTGCCCGGCGGCGTCAGCAACAAGGAGCTGCAGGCGGTGTTCGACCTGTCGCCGAGGCACGTCAATATGCACATGACAGCCCTCGTCAACCAGGGCAGGGTGCACCCGGCCAAGCGCGCAGGCGACCGCATCCGCTGGTTCAAGCGGGTGGCGGTGCGTGATGCGTGGATGCTCGAGATGCAGCGCGGAGAAACGATGTACACCGTGGTGCCCAAGGCGAAGCGCGCATGCGACAAGCCCACTAGGCAAGGCCCGAAGCTGGTGGACGTGCATGAGCACCTGCCCAGCCGCGCCCGCAAGCCCGGCGCCAAGTGCCCGCCGCTGCAGGGCAGCGAGATGGAGCGGCCGCTGCCCACTGCTGGCGTCACGATCGACCCGCACTGGCATCTGCGCACCGGCGAGCAGATTGTCGGCGTTGAGACGGTGCGGTCGCTCGGACTGTCGGCCGGCCACGACCCTCGATACCAGTGCGGCCCGGATGAGCAGGTGCCGGCCATCTTCAGTGGCCGCAAGTACGGCGAGTACACCGAGCCGGCTAGCACCTGGGCCAAGGCGGCGATGCGAGGTGCAGCATGAACGCGCCAGAACGCGACAAGCGCGTGTCCGGGCACTACCCGCCAGACATCGTGGAGCAGCTGCGCAGCGCAGCCCTGATGGCTCGCTGGGACCTTGGTGTGGCCATCGATCGCGTCACCGACGAACTGGTGCGCCGTGGCCTGGCCCGGCGCCGCACGGACCTGACCAGGGCGAGCGAGTGGGCGCGCATGCGGGTCGGCACGCGGGGGTTGCGCTGATGGCTGGGGACTGGATCAAGATGACGGTCGGGCTGCGCACTGACCCCACAGTGGGCAAGATCGCCCGCATGACCAAGCTCGACCGCCTGGCCGTTATCGGCCGCCTGTGGGCGCTGTGGTCCTGGGCCGATGCCCACGCGATCTGCGGGCATGTCCGCAACGCCACCGACGACGACGTGGACGAGTTGTGCGAGAAGAAGGGCTTCGCGGCGGCGCTGGTGACGGTCGGATGGCTGGAGTGTGTAGACGATGGCGTGAACATCCCGCAGCACGAGAAGCACAACGGTGAGTCGGCCAAAGAGCGTGCGATGAAGAACGCACGACAGGCGAAGTGGAGACAGACAAGAGACGCACATGTAGACGGTGGACCGTCTACACCACCGTCTACACCACCGTCTACACCACCACCTACAGGACCGACTACAGATGCGTCTACTGGACCACCTCCGGACCGTCTACCAGAGAAGAGAAGAGAAGAAGTAATACCCCCCAACCCCCCGAAAACGGGGGGCAATGCGGTCGGGCTCAAGGCCTGGGTCGATGGCATCCGGGCTGCTGGCGAGAAGGCGATTCCTGCCGATGACCCGGTGTTTTCCTACGCCGACAGGGTCGGGCTGCCGCATGCCTTCGTTGTGCTGGCGTGGTCGGCGTTCAAGCACCGCTACCTCGTCCAGCACCCGGCCAAGCGATACCGAGACTGGCGCCGCGTCTTCCGCAACGCCATCGAGGGCAACTGGCTGCGTCTGTGGTACGTCGAGCCGTCCGGCAGCTATGCGTTGACCACGGTGGGCATCCAGGCCCAGCGGTCGCAGCAGGAGGCCGCATGAGCCGCCCCGACGACTTCAGCGAACACCGCGAGGCGCCATGGTCCGCCGAGGCCGAGCACGCCGTGCTGGGCGCCGTGCTGCTGGACAACCTCGCCTTCGAGCGGGTCTACGACCTGCTGAACCCGGCCGACTTCTACGCGGCCGAGAACGGCGCGATCTGGCGCACGATCGTGACGCTGCAGGCGAAGGGCAAGCCCGCCGACGTGATCACGGTGCACGAGGCCGGCGGCCACGACCGGGCCACGCTCAACGCCTACGTCGACAGCATTCCCTCCTCGGCCAACGCGCACCGCTACGCCGCCATCGTGCGCGAGCGGTCGATCGACCGGCAGATGATGCGCGAGGCCGGCGCCGTGATCGAGCTGGCGCACCGCAACGACATGGCCACGGCCGACAAGGTCGACAAGGCGCAGTCCGCCTTCGCGGCGCTGGCGCAGAAGCGCCACGGCGCCCACGACCCGGTTGCCATCGGCCAGGCGGCCACCGAGCTGATCGAGTACGTGCAGGCCGTCGCCGCCGGTGAGGACAAGGCTATCAGCACCGGCCTGGACAACCTCGACCACGCGACCGCCGGCGGGATCCGTGCCGGCGAGATGTGGGTCATCGGTGCCCGCCCGAAGATGGGGAAGACGGCGCTGGCCCTCGCGCTGCAGCGGAACATGAGCGTCGAGCACGGCACGCTGTACCTGAGCCAGGAAATGCCCGTGCTGCAGCTCACGATGCGCCACGCCGCGGCGGTCGGTGGCATGAACCTGCAGGTGCTGCGCGACCCGGACCCGAAGGATGGCGACATGTGGTCGCGCCTGGCTGCGGCCGCCGACGACCTGCGCAAGCTCAACATGGTGCAGGACTCGCAGGGCGGCTTGACCCTGCTGGACGTGCGCCGCAAGGTCATGCACGCGCGCCGCCACCATGGCATCGACGTCGTCTTCGTCGACTTCCTGCAGCTCATGGTCGGCGACGGTGCGAACCGCAACGCCGAGCTCGACGCTATCTCGAACGGACTGAAGGCCATGGCCATGGAGTTCAAGGTCGGGATCGTGCTGCTGTCGCAGCTCAACCGCAAGGCAGACGAACGCAGCGGCCCGCCCGTGATGGCGGACTTGCGGGACAGCGGTGCGATCGAGGCGGCGGCCGACCTGATCGGCATGCTCTATCGCGATGTCGTCCGCAACCCGACTGGCGACAACACCAGGCACGCGCAGCTCGAGATCGTGGCGCAACGCAACGGGCCGGCCGGCACGGTGCATCTGCACTTCGTCGGCGAGCACCAGCAGTTCACCGACTGGCCGAGGAACGCCCCGCTGCCGATGCGCCGGGCGAGCAAGAGCTACAGCGGCGGCGGCCTCGAATGACCAACAAAGGATCCACATGAACCTGATCGAACTGCAGGACCATGCCCGCAGCCTGGTGTTCGCCATGGAGATGGGCGCACCTGCGGCCACCGTCCTCGAAGGCGTGCAGCGCATGGTCAACGACCTGGGCGGCAAGCTGGACGTGCGGCGCCTGAACCCGCCCAGCGTGGCGATCTACGTCGTGGCGCTGTCCTACGCGCACAACGAGACGCGGGGCTGAGCGTGCGGCTCAACATCCAGATCGAGGGGCTGAAGGAAGTGCAGGCGAACCTGCGCGACTTCAGCGACCGACGCATGGCCGCCGCGGTGGCCACCGCGCTCACGCGCACGGCGGTTGAGATCAAGGAGGTCGTCAAGGCCAGGCTGCCGTCGATCTTCGATCGACCCACGCCGTACACCTTGAACAGCATCTTCGTCCGCCCAGCCCGCGCCGATCGACTCGAGGCCGAGACCTACTTCAAGGACGAGAGCGCCACCTCGAGGCAGGGCACGCCGGCGACCAAGTACCTGCTGCCCGAGGTGCAGGGTGGACCGCGCCGCCTGAAGCGGTTCGAGCGCGCGCTGCAGGCGGCCGGCCACCTGCCGTCCGGCATGTTCGTCGTGCCAGGTGCGGACGCCCAGCTCGACGCCTACGGCAACATGTCGACCGGGCAGATCATCCAGATCCTGAGCCAGCT